CGAGGCTCCATTTTCTATTGAGGATGATACCGGACGCCTGGAGTATAAGTCTCTGGAGTTTGAGCAAAACATAACCGAGCTCCGTAACCGAGTGTATGTCCGGGGAGGTACATACGAGGATCCTATTTTTGAGGAGGATGCGGTTGACTTGTATGAGGCGAACGGTGTCGACCAGACGTTTCCTTTAGTGTATCGATACAACGCTGTCCAGATCACTGTTAACGGTGTGACTCAAACAGTGGGAGTCGACTTTATCGATCGATCGATCGGCGATAGTCGTACCAGTGGTACAGCAACAGCGACGAGCACGCTTGAGCTGGTCGACAGTGGTGCGACGTTTATCACTGATGGAGTAGCTGTCGGAGACCAGATCCAGAATACGACTGACGATACTTATGCAATTGTCGTATCGGTTGATAGTGAGACGACACTGACAGTCAATAAAGAGATAATGGTTTCTGGTAATGAGTATCAGATCCGGGAGCGTTTGCTTAATTGTCTATATAACTTTCAAGAGAAACTCGTCCGCTTTCCAGAGGGTACGCTGGTCGTTAACGATGTCGTCCGGGTGTTTGGTAATGCTAAGATCCCTCTTATCGTCCAGGCTGAGGATCCCGACTCAATCTTAAAGTATGGTCTCCGGGAGGGGATTGAGATTGATAACACAATCGACTCGATTGAGGAGGCTGAGCTCTTAGCGTTTGCGAGAGTCGATCAGTGGAAAGACGGATCTAAAGAGGGATCGTTTCAGACGAGACAGAAAGGGCTCACTGTCGGGATGGCTATCAAGATCAACTCAGCTAAGTTTGGTATCGACGAGACGTACAAGATAAACAAAATCAGAGGGACCATGAATGGTTTTGATCAGTTTATTTATGACGTCGATTTTCTTAAGTCTGGTCAGACTACTTTTACTGATATCGTTATCGGTCTCATCGGTAAGTCCAGAGAGGAGATCTCGATCAGTCCTAATGAGGTGATCCAGCGTTTCCGTAAGGTCGAGGATGCGTTTGCTATGACGGATGAGATCGTCGAGATCACTGTCAGCTCAGCTCCGTATCGATACGCTCCAGTCAGTGCCGGCAATCCAGCAAGGTACAATTTTGCGACGTACGGATAATGCTATACTGTATTTATGTTAACTAAAGTCTCAGACAGTTTCGGTCTCCAGGGAGAAGTCAAATGGATCAAGTCTAAAAACGGTATCATCATTGCTGAGTCCGAGTTTATGCCTAATCGAGTGATGGGTAATAACGGTCGGGGGATCTCTATTTTCTTAGATCGACTGATCTCAAATAATACTCATACTGGAAATATCCGGTTTGCTGATATCGGAGATGATGACACTCTAGCGACAGCGGCTGATACTGATCTCGGTAATGGTCTGGTCCGGGCTCAAGTCGGAGCTGTCAGTCGGTCTGGACTGTCCGCTGAGTTTCGCTTTTTCTATGCGAGCGCTGTCACGCCAGATGATACCTATGAGGAGTTTGGTATGTTTGTCGATGGTAATACAGCTGTCGGGTCGGGTCAGTTATTTAATCATCTAGTGTTTGCGACTCCTCTAGTCAAAACAACCGGCGAGGATCATACGGTTGTATGTCGGATTACTGGAGCGGTATAGTATAATAAAATCATATGGCAAAACCACAACAACCAGATGCAACTATTGAAGCCTCTGACTTCATTCAAGAAGCTGACCGTAACGCTACTCCAGCTAATGATGAGGGGCGGGTTCCTGTGTTGGAGGCGGATGGACGATTAAATCGAGATTTTTTACAGATTGGAGGTATGTATCCTACTCTAGACGACTTTTCATCTTTGACTGTACCCCAGGCGGTTATTTTAGGAAGTGATGGGATAATGACTAGAGCCACTTCTTTAGAAGATATTGTCCCAGTCGGCTTTGTATATTCTGACGTTACTCCAGAATATATAAATCAAATTGGCACGACCAGAACGCAGGCTGGAGGTGCATCCTCTATGGTTGATTTAGTCGCTCCCGCTGGATTAAACAGAGTTATTTTAATTAATAGCTACACCGCAGGCGCTCTATCGGGTCCGAGTTGGAATAGTATTTCTTCGATTGATGATTTATCTGATTTTGACGATAATACCACTGGAGCTTTTCATGTGATTCCTATTGGGGACTCAGAAACTAGTCAAACATTCAATTTGTCTCTTAGTAGAAGTAGTTATTCATCTGGAGATGTATTTTGTGTTTCTATTTTAGAAAATGTCAATCAAACAAGTCCTATAGGAGGAAAAGCCGTAACTGGTGCAAGCATAACCAAAGAAAACACAGCCTCTCGATTATTTGCTGCTGTATGTTCTGCAAACGCACCAGTATTAGATGCTAGATTTACTAGCTTATCTAGCCCCTCCTCAGGTCTTGTCTGGGGAGAAACAGATGAAGTGGCTGGTCAAGTAACAACGTCAATTAGTATGTCGACAAGCTCCACTGTGAGATATACGCGTATCGCTTGTGAAATAAAGCCAGTAATATCTAATGGTGAAAATGTGTCTTTGCAGACTGGTAACGTAGTTAGTAATTTTTCAGGACTTACTCCCGGTGCAATTTACTACCTAGATAAAGTAGGTCGCGGGGCGATTGTAACTCCAGCTCCAGCAGCAGTGACTGCTACAAGAGTTGGTGTTGCTCTTTCTACGACTAATCTTCTTATCTCAATAAGTCAGTAAAATATCATGACCGAAAAAACCACCTCCACCTTCAGCGAGCTACAAATCAAAAACATGATTTTTGAGGCTTTTAATGCCGAGGATGGTCTCCGGGCTGAGATTAAATCTGATATAAAAACGGAGATACGCCAGGAGGTTATGGATACGGAGGTCCGGGTACTGGTCAAGATAGTCAGCCTAGCAGTATGAATGGTCGAAACGGAGGTCCTGGGGTTATGATCGTAACTGAGTTTTATTAAGCTGATATACTATGGGTAATATGTGCACTAAAGAGGACGTCAAAATGAAAGTCATCGAGGCGTTTAACGAGGATGGTGGTCTCCGAGATGAGATCCAGTCTGATATTAAAAAAGAGCTCAAGCTCGCCGCTTTACAGATCCTCACTATTTACGGGATTACTCTGATTACGTCAGCGATTGCGTTTACTATTTTTATCACTGGTATCCGGTCTGATGTCGATGGCTTGCGAGAGTTTGCATCATCGGGAGATCGCTTTACTCAATCAGACGCCGCTCTCCTCGAGCAACGGATCGAGAGTAATACTCAAACACTTAAAGACGTCGCTCGTAAGGAGGACATGCAACGGATGGAGGAGACACTGATCCGACTCGATGAGCGTATCCGTAACTCTGGTATCTAGTGTGCTATCATATAGGTATGAAAGCAAATCCTATACACTATTATTGTCTCGTCGATAAGTCTGATCGGTCCTGGAAACGTCGGATCGATTCGTTTATGGCTGAGATGGAAAGGACTCACTCTTGTATCTTTACGGTCGAGGGTTTTGACGCTAGTAAGATTGAGTGGACTGATCGTCGAGGTCGTAAGTTTTTCTCTGATGCGTATGTCTTTACTCAGACAGAAAGGATCTGGAGAGAGCATGGTACTAACGTCGACGGAGTTAAGTTTTTTGTCGGTGAGGATAATTACGAGCAAGGTCAGTATCGACTCAAGGGCTTTAAGCTCGGTCGGATCTTTAACACGTATCACGTCGGAGTCACTCGTCAGCGTTTCGCTAAAGATACTGGAGAGCATGAGGTGCTCCACTTTGTCGACGAGTTTATTAAAGAAAATACTGGCGTCTCTCTTGAGGTTGTACTCGGAGTCCAGGACTTTGATACTGATATTGTGCATAGTCAGCGGTACTGGAAAGATGAGAATTATAAATACGATGAGGTCTGGGATAAGATCTCTGATCATCTCGCTGATGCGGTATACCAGCGGCGTAATAAGACGCTCACGTTTAAGATTGCTCAGCTTAAACTCATCATCAAGCTACTCACTCAGCTGATCGGACTCCAGGCATACAAAGGTCATACGATCTATGAGGTGGATATCAAGATCCAGCATACTAAAAAGCGACATAACGCTCCACTGATTGCTGAAAATGCAATCGTCGGACATATCGATCTCGGTACTGAGGCTGGTACTGTTAACGAAATTATCAACGGTACGGCGTCTGGATCGTATCACTGGTACATCCCTCGACACGCTAAGTATGTCGTCGAGTTTGTACCTAAAGATAAAGCGGCGTGGCACGCTGGACGTCTGAGTAATCCGCTCCCCGGACTAGAGAAAATCTTTGGAGGTCCTAACGAACAGATCGAGTCCGGAGAGCCTAACTGGTACGCTTACGGTATCTGTTACGAGGGTCTCACTGTCACCACTGAGCCGACTGAGGGTCAGATCGATCTCGCTGTCCAGCTCATGCGGATGAAAAAGATCCATGAGTTACCAGTGTACGCTCATTACGAGATCACTGATTACAAGCCGCTCGTCGTCGAGTCGTTTGTAAGCGGTATTAAAAATCTATTAAGTAAATAATTATGGAATCACTTATATTATTGCTCGTCCCGATTATCGTGTCGATGCTCACTCAGCTAGTCAAGTCAGCTAATCGGATCCGTTTCTCTGAAAATAAGAATACTATCCTCCGATTTTTTGCTGGTACGGCGTCATTTATCGGTGTGGTAGCTATCAACTGGGCTGATGGAGGTGAGCTCCCAGTCGATGAGATTGCGGTCTATGGTGAGGCGGTGGTCGCTTTCCTTGCGACTCAGATCCCGTACTGGTACGCCAAAGCAAAATATAAATAAGCAACGGCACAAACAAAAAAGCCTCCATCTCTGGGGGCTTTTTTGTCAGCTGATCGGATCCTCGGTAAAAAAAGAGATAACGGATCCGCTCGAGTGCTCTTGTTTTACAACGTAGAGCGATAAAGTGTGAGGGCTAACAACCTCCTCACCTATTTATAATATCATGCTATCCCCAGATATGCTATACGATATCGTACTAGCATGTTAATATAAATTATGGCTAACAAAAAAGAGATAACAACAAATAGAACGGAGATTATTTATGAGCTCGCTAAGTATGCTCATCCGAGCTGGTATCACTCGCTCCTCAAGTGGAGCACGTATCACTTGAGCATTTTACTAGATTACTATAAAGGAGAGGGATCGGTCAGTGTTGGATTTACCGCCACTGAGTACAACGGAGAGGACCTTGCTGATTGCGATTTAATGGAGCTAAGCCTTACGAGAGTATGATGGAAAAAGTATATAAAATTAAAATCGATATCGAATCAACTGACGAGACTGATATAGCTGAGGCTCTATATCAAATCGCTGACGAGATCAGTGAGGGAGATGTGACAATGCCGGTCAAAAAACATATAAACAGCGGTAACGTCGAGAGCACTGTCGAAGGTATGATCGTGGAACGGTGCGAGGACTGTCGAGGGGCTGGAGAGATATCGGTCGATGAGAGAGATCCGGATTCTGGTCAAATGATGAGTATGGTCGGATCGCTCAAGTGTCACTGTAAAAGCGAGTAACCTCGCTCCCGGTCTCTGGAGGGTGGAGACTCCCGGGGATCGAGAGCGGTGCTAGTCATCGCTTTACTAAAATAATCATATAGCTATATGACAGATCTAAATACTGAGGGACCGACAACCGGTCAAGGTGTAGCGGCTGGAGGAGTCGACAAAGCAAAAGAGGCGGCTCTAGCTGAGCAAGGCGACGAGGCAACTCCGACGAGTACGGCTGTACCAGCTGACACTCAAGTCCAGGCTCCAAGTGCTGACGACGTGACGACCAGTGGAGAGCCGGCTGACGCTGAGGATGATGCGGCAACCGCTCCGACTCCAGAGGAGCAAGCTGAGCTCGATCAGATGGTCGACTATACAGTCAGAGAGGGCGACGAGTTTCCAGATCTCCCAGATGGTACTCCGGTACGAGCTGGAGACGTGGTAAAACTAGGTAAAGATCATCCTCTCCTCGAGGGAGATGACGCTGATACCTCAAGCGAGGACGGTCAGTAAGACAAGTCCTTTACACAATTAAAGAGTCAAGGGAGCTGATACTGTATCGGCTCCCCTCCTCTCTAATTATGGCGATACAATTTACAAAGACTCAGATCGTTACGGCGATCGTCAAACATATAATCGAGCATGGTCCGATTACTCATACGGCTATCGAGACTCGAGCTCAG